TAGATGAGACAGTTGAGGCAATGAAGAAGCTGAAGTATGAGGTCCCAGCTTTGAGGGAGGCCCTAGCTGCAGGTCCAGCTGAGGCCAGGATTAAACCTCCGAAGCCTCCAGTCAAGGTCTTAAAGCCCGAGTTCGCCAAGTATGATGAGATTCGCCAGGCAGCTGCTGACGAATCTCTTAAGTGGTACTACAAGGAATATCCTGACTATACTAATGCCAATGCCTTTGATGCTATGATGAAGTGCATCTATCCTTATTGGTCAATCTCTGAAGACACCGAAGTAATGTCAAGAAGGGGCTGGAAATACTACTGGGAGCTCGATAATAGCGATGAACTTCTTTCATTTGACAAGAATAGCGAGTTGACCTACTGGGACAAGATTCAGTATGTTAATGTATATGACTACAGTGGTGAGGCAGTCTGGCTTTATGACCGAGGAAGAGACTTTGTCTGCACGCCTAATCACTGGTGGTTAGTGAAGCGTGAGCGCAAGAAGGACTGGGAGTTTGTAAGGGCTGACCAGCTATATCCTCAGATGCGGTTTCCTAAGGCAGCTCCTCATAGTTTTGATGGCGATAGTTTGCTCAATCCCGATGCAGCTGCTATACTTGGCTGGCTAGTAACTGATGGAACAGTCAAACGGAAGCAGTATTGTGCTTACATCCAGCAGTCTAAGCAGCCCTATGTAGATGAGATTAGGGAGCTGCTAGTCAGGAACAATGCTTATGTAAGCGAAGCTGTTTATGATGATAGCGGAACCTATCACTTCAGAGTCGCCCCTGAATGGAGGAAGTGCTTAGTTGGCCTACTGGACACTTACGGTCTAAAGTATGTAGTCTCCCACCTATCCCAGGAAGCGTCTGAGGCGATGTGGCAAGCTATGTGGAAGGCGAAAGGGTGTAATAGAACTGGCTGCTTTGTTCAGAAGGAAGGGGAAGTACTGGATGCTTTTGAGCTGCTCAGTTTCCTTACTGGTAGATTTGTAGCTAGGCACATACATAACGGGAAGCAGGATAGTAGGAACATCTGGCAACTCTATGTGCATAAGACCAAGCAACAATGTAACGGAAATCTGCTTATAGATAGAGTACCCTATAGTGGTAAAATGTGGTGTCCTAAAGTTGAGCACAGAACTATACTTATCAGAAGGAACAATAAGGTTTGCTGGACAGGAAACACCTATGAGAGTCAAAGATGGTTCTGGCTTCCAAGAGCCTTCATCAGGCACCCAGGTATCTTTACTTCATTCGGGCGATGGCAGAACAACTCCGACTTTGGCTATGTTCATATCCCTGGAACCTCCGTGGACATCAATCCTTTCCGAGGAACGGTATTTGGAACTCTAACTACTCGGCTAACAAGGAGAGATTATCCTGAATACTACGACTCCCTTGGAGCTCTTGGCGGTATGGTAGAGTTCAATGACTTCCTCAGTCGCTACGGCTTCTACCCTGGCGCTCACGTCGGCATACCCTTAGCCTTGATGGGAGGTCTTGAGACTCAAATGGGCGAGACGATGCCAGCTGTTTGGAAAACTCCACTCAACCTGTTAATAGCAGCCTTTCCTTCTAACAGTTCTGTCAAGTGGCTTTCAGACCACATATTCTCTGATAGATATAGGGATTATATGACTATTCTGGAAGTCAACAAGCAAGGCTTCGATGGAGTCCACATCTGGACAAAGATTCAGCAGGGTATCTCGTTAACCCCAGAGGAGCAGTCTGCTTGGGATAATGCTCGAAGGTGGTCAGCTCTCTATGGGGTTCTTTTTGAGCAGATGTCCCTGTTCAGGTTCAGACCAGAGGAGCAGACCAGAGCTTACAATGAAGCCACTCAGGTCATAGAGGATATGACTGGCTACACTGCTGAGCAGCAGGACTGGCTACAGAAGCACGGCTACAGAGTTTGGGATATGGTAGGTGGACTATCTCCTACTAATCAGGCTATCCTTCAAGAGATGGACATTTACAAGTGGATAGGAGTCAATGCTCCATTGCTTCCAGGGAAGCAGCAGCTGGAAATCCAAAGTCTTGACCTAGCCTGGGATGATGTTATGCACTTTGTCGAGGGTTGCCAGAACGAGAGAATTCAGCTACAAGCGGACCTCCTTGCTGGTCGAATAGGACCTAGGGACTATAATGCTAAGCTCCAAGCTATCTATACCAAGCAAAGGGACTACATTGACAATAAGGCAGTGGAGAATCCTCTTATGACCCTTGATGGGAGGATGGAGTACTACAAGAAATATGGTATTTCCCCTCCTGTCCAGCATCCTATGAAGGAGCTTATGAACCTATACTTCAGCATTGAGCTCCAGGAGGTTACTGACCCCGATACAGGGGAGCTTGTAACTGACTGGGATACATTCTTTGCCCAGCGGCAGGCCATTGAGGACGCTATTCCTGAGGAGCTAAAAGGTGAATGGGAAGCATACCTGTCCAGAAATACAACTCGTATGGAGGAAGTTAGGCGGGATGTCTACAATACTTACTTCCGAAAGTACTATGACCTTTGGGATGAGTCTTTGTCAGCGTATCCAGAGAATGAGCAGAAGCTAATCAATGAGTTCCTATACCTCAGTAGGACTGGCCAGAACTTAGACCGCCAGGCAGAGATTCAGGGTGTGGTATCAGCTAAAACTGGGAACCTACTTATTGCCAGTTTTCGTTCCGATGTCTCAGCCAACCGTCAGGCTCTCAGATATGCTAATCCTTACCTGGATGCTTGGCTCTACTACTGGGGGAGGACGACTACTTTCATGTCTCCTCAAGCTGAGGCTATCTATAGGCAACTTCTCCAAGATACTGGAAGAAGTGCAATATAAATTGAAACGGAACATAATAGCCCTTGATACATTATACATATTGACATGGGCTAACGCTTGTGGTAAAATAACACTGTAGGAGGTGAGTCGTGCCTGAAGGCAATACCCCGACCTTCACTACTAATCCTGACGGAACTGTTACCGTAAAGGACTCCGAGGGCAAAGAAGTCCGATACGCTAAAGAGTCCGACTTGCTTGCAGTGAAGGGGAGTGCGGAAGCGGCTGATAAGAAGGCAAGAGGAGAGATTGCCGCTGCTCAGAGCAACTTTGAGCAGACTAGGACACAGCTGCTCCAAGCTGAAGTCAAGGTAACGAAGCTGGAGGAGGACCTGGCAAAAGGCACTGGTTCAGCAGCTGAATTGGCAGAGGCCAAGCGGAAGCTCGAAGTGGCTGAGAAGGCAGTGACTAATCTCGGCACAAGAGCTCTTGAGTATCGCAGGACTCTTATGGTGGCAACCTATAAAATTCCTGTAGACGCTATCAAAAGCAAAACTATGGAGGAGCTTGACCTATATGAGGACGCCTTGAAAGCCATATTGGGTAGCAAAGTGGGTAACTTTGCTATAGGTGGCGGAGGAGGCGGTGCTACCCTGGCGGGCAAAACTCCTATGGAGCTTGCTAGGATGGCCTACAACAAACCTAAGTAAAGGAGGACGGAATAATGCCTTGGACTTTAGCCGAACTTTCCAAGATAGAGACCGATACCCTGCGTAAGTCAGTCATTGACACGCTCCTGATGGAGGCCAGCGTACTGGAGATGGTCCCCTGGGAGACTATCGGGCAGCTTGCCACTACTATCGTCAGGTATCAGGACCTACCCAGTGTGGGCTTCCGCAAGATAAATGAGGGCTATGCTGAGTCTACTGGACACTTCGAGCAGAAAGTGGAGCACATTTCCCTGTGCGGTATGGACATCGACACTGACAAGGCCATTGCAAGGGCCAAGAACACCATAGCGGATGCCAGAGCGATCCAGCAAACGATGTCCCTCAAGAGCATGGCATATAGCTTCAACGATAAGTTCATCAATGGAGACCCACAGACTGACCCTGAGGAGTATAAGGGCCTACTGAAGCGGGTAGATGACGTCAATGCTGAGGGGTTCACTACTCAGCTGATAGATGTTGTCGTGCCAGATATACTCCCTGGTACCACTGCCAACAACCATGCTTTCCTGAACAAGCTGGATGAGCTCATCTACTCCATCAAGGGCCACAAGCCTGACTTCCTGTTCATGAACAAAAAGATGCTCCTGGTCACTCGAGCTATCCTACGCCTGGAAAGGCTGCTCGACAACACTCGGGATATGTTTGACCGAGTAATTGATGTCTACCAGGGCTGTCGCATGATAGACATAGGGACTAAGGCAGACCAGACCACTGAGATTATCACCTACGCTGAGACCAAGGGTGGAGGCACTGGTGAGACCTCCATCTATGCAGCCAGGTTCGGTATCGGTGAGTACCTGTGGGGTATTCAGGAGTATCCGCTGGAAGTGGTGGACATTGGGGAGCTTGAGAGCAAGCCAGTGTATCGGACTCGGGTCGACTGGCCCCTGGGCTTGGCAATAACTGACTCTCGGTCAGTTGCCAGGCTCTATGGCATTAAGGTAGCCTGAGATTAAGGTAAAGGAGGAAGGACAATGGCCTTTGATGCAGAAAATGTATTCCACGATGGAACAGCTATCACTGCCGACATCTCCCCTGTGTCTGTGACTCGGTCAGGGGGTAGTGCTGTTCTGGACCTTAAAAAGACTCCAGCGAAGGGGCTTTCAGTAGCGATGATTGTAGCTGCTGACCTAGCCGAAACCAACGATACTATGTTGGTGACTATCGAGGAAAGCGCTGCCGTGGATAGCGGATTTGTGGAGGTGGCAAGGTTTCCGCTGTTGACCAAGGGAACTGGTATGCCTGGGACCTATATTCTTCGCTTCCAATCCAACAAGCGCTATATCA